TTTCTGCATAAGGAAAAGAACATTCTCTACCTGTAGGTAGTTTAACTCTTTTAAATCTAATAGCTTCACTTTGTAATTTATCGTGCCATTCTTTTATACCTTTATACTTTTCTAAAAATTTAGTGTAATATCTTTTCTCATCTTCAGTTCCTGTTACACCACCATACAAAGGTTTAAATGTATGTGCCTTTGCATCTTGTCTAGATACACCAATAATATCTGCAGTATACTGATGAACATCTATTTTATTTTTTATATCTTCCATACCTTGTTTATCTTGTGCAAGATACACAGCAGTTCTAAATTCTAATTGAGAAAAATCTATTTCTAATATCTTACCATCTTTAAATCTAGATGTAACTACCTTACGAATAGGAAATGTTTTACCTCTAGGTTGGTTTTGAAAGTTTGGATCTCTACTAGATAATCTACCTGTTGCAGTTATTGCCTGCATAAATTTAGGATGTAAAAAACCTTTTTCATTTGTAAAGTTTTTTAGTCCTTCAACAAATGTATTTAAATAAGTATCTACTGCATTGTGCCTAACGATTGCATCTATAAATTGTTTAAACTCACCCTCAGCTTCACTTGCTATTTTAGTTAGTGTAAGTCTATCTGTTCTAAATCCAGCTTCAGCTATATCATATACACTTCTAGGTCTTTGTTGAAACCCTGCAACCTTTGCCATTGGTCTATACAAGTATCCATCTCCATCACACTGAGTACACTTTGTATAATTTTTATAGGGACTGCCATCTTTTTTTATTCTTTTAATAACACCCTTACCCCAACAAGGCATACATTGTTCTGCAGTTGTTCTATATATTGTCTGTGAATTTTCTGATACTAAATTTCTAAATTGTATTCTTGAAAACTGTGGTCGTCTTTTATTCTTACCTGTATTTTTATCTACACCAACATTAAATATTTTAGCCCAATGCTTTTTATCTTTAGGTTTTTTACTATAGATTAACCAAGATAATTGTTCGGGACTTGATAGATTTATTTTAGTATCTCCCATTTGTTTATATACAATCTTATCTATCTTTTGTTTTAGATATGCAAACTCTGCACGATATTCTCTTTCTACTTTACCTAGTTCATCTAGACTAACATTGATTCCATTTCTTTCCATATCAGATAGCACAACTAAAAATTCATTCATCATCTTTGCTGTCTTTAATAAGTGTTTGTTCTTTGGCATTTTAAAATCTGCCATTTGTGAATTAAATAAATCTCTTGTTATTTGTACATCCATTCTACCATACTCTTCAACTAAACCTACTGGTATATTTTGAAAGGGTATACCTCTATCTGTAAATTCTTTTATACGACTATCTTTAGAACCTATACGTCTTCTTCTGCAAGACATTTCTAGTGTTAAACTTTTTCTTATACCTCTATTTAATATATATTCTCCAAGCATAGTGTCGTATACTCTGCCATTATATTTAAATCCTGACTCCAACAACCACATAAGATCAAATTTAATATTGTGTCCTATTAACAAGGTTGTCTTATCTAGTATAGATTGTATATTATGATAACAACCTTTATCTATTCTTTCAGAATGGTTTGTAAAATAGTACTCATCATTTATTCCAACACTAACTAATATGTTATCGGGATGAAATGGTGATGGATCATATCCACCTGTACTTGTAACTTGCCATGATGTTTCTACGTCTACTGTTGTAATCATACTTCATACCTACTAATACTTCTTCTAATGGTACATGCTGGCTCACCATGATAACCATTTATTTTATTTTTACTTATACATAATGTTCTTATTTTATTTTCTGCATCAGAATTAGAGTTTCTACCTATACCTATAATGATGTCTGCTTCTGCAGCTTTACCTGTCTTAGAGTTTTCCATCATATCAAATGATATACTATTTCTATTGTGTGCATCTGCTGATGCTTGTGATATAGCAATCACAGCACAATCTCTTCTCTTTGCTATCTCTCTTACACTTGTATATATCTGTCTTAACTTTTCATCTGTTCTTGCAAATGTACCTGTTACATTTATTTTATCTAACTGATCAATAACTATTATATCGGGTTTATGTTTTTCACAATGAGCATCTATATCTGCCATTGACCAATCAACTGTATCAAACATAGAAATATTATCTTTTATTTCACTCCAAACATTTTGTGCTATTTTTTTATCTTGTACAACTTCTTCTCTAGTCATACCCGTATAGCAGGATATAGCTCTCATCTGTGTTCTAATAGCAGGTTCTTCATTTATAAATGCGTGTACCTTTGCACCTTGTGTAGCAAATCCTTCAGGTCCTGCACAAAGGCTGACCCAAAAAGCAGTTTTACCTGTTTCAGGTCTAGCAAATGCAATCATAAGATTACCACCACCAATACCACCTACATTTTCTTTTAACACAGGTATATTAAACTTCCATTTAGTTGTTACATCTAACAATCCTAATACTTTATCTACATCTGTTGTAACTGCTGGTGTTTTTTCTTCATCACCTTGCTTATGATTTTCAATCATACTTGTTATCTCTGTAAAGTTTGCGTCTTTACCATTAAATATTTCTGTAGCTTCAACAGCTATTCGCTGTGCTAAATCTCTGTTAGATAGTATAGACATTATATCTTTTGCTATTTCTTTACTAGGCTCTTGAACTTCTTTTAAATCTTCTACTAACTCACTAAACTTTTCTTTCGCAGCACGTGTAAGTGCAGGATTAAATATAGCAGTATGTAATGAATATAATTCATCTACACTTATATTGTCTGAGTATTTTGCATGTGCTTTTTGTATTGTTTCAAACAAAGAACTTACATCTCCTGAAAATATTGTTGGAGATATATAACCTTTATACTTTGTGTAAAAGGTTTTGTTTAACATTAGTCTAAGCATTTGTTTTTCTATCATAAAATATCTCCCTTATTTGTTCTGTGTTAAAGTATTTTAAATCATCTTGTAATGGTTTTACTATTACATTGTTAAATCCTGCTGATCTTAATTCTTTTGCCATATCATATGCCTTTGTAGTGGCATCTCTATCTAAACATATATATAATTTTTTATATGGTCTTAAATGTTCTTTGTGTTCTTCTTTTAATTTTGTACCCATAAGTGAAATACCTGTAAGTATATTAGATACAGCACAAGCTGATGGGCAGTCCTCTACAATAACTGAGTCTTCACAATCCCCACATTTAAAAGGTACATTTTTATTACCATACATAAACCATTTAGGATAAACATTTTTATTTAATCCTCTACCTACTGCACCTACTATCTTGTGTGTTATTCTATCTTTAATTAAAAATACAACTCTATCTTGCTTAACATCATATTTAAAATCTGCTCTACCCCAAGACCAAGACTCCCAACAATTATATTTAGAAAGCCATCGCATTGCTTTTTCATTTGAGTATATACCTTGAAAACTATCAGGTATTTTAAATTCTGTATCTTCTATGTGTAATGTTTTATTTCCTTGTATAACTTTTTGCACATATCTCATATCTTTTTCTCCTTGTTTTTTTCCTCTTGCCTTACAGGTAGAATGAAAACAATACCAATTAATACCATTGTTTTGTGTGTCTACTGATAATGTATTTATATTTTTACAGAAAGGACAATCCATTCTCATCTGTGTATCGGGTGGAATAAATAATCCCTGCACTACTTCTAGTTGTTGCTTATAATTCAATCTTATAATTCCTCGTATGTTATTCTCACATTATGTGAGTAAAATTTATCTCTTTCAAGTATCATTTTTTTAGTAACGATAAGGTGTATAGCCTCATCATTTATTCTATCTATATCTACTTTTCCGAAAAGTGGTAATCTGTATTGTCCTTTATATCCTAATCCAAATACTTTTATGAGGTAGTTTTTCTCTGTTTCCATTGTTTCTCCTTATCATACTTTTGTTTATTTGTCAACTGATTTTTGTAAAATATTTTTTATTATCGTAACTTTGGGGTCTACATCTGTAGTCTTACAAGCTGTAAGTAATAAAAAAATTATAATTATATATTTCATTCTTCTTCAGATTCTTCCTGTATCTTTTTATAGTCTACTTCAGGTTGATTCATGTAATCGTCTATAGCTTGTTTATAACACAACTCATCAATTGAATTCCAAGATAAGTGAGGAAATTTTCTTTGCATTTCTTCAAACAAATCTACTGCTCTATTTTCTATCCATTCTTCTTTTCCATCTACACTCATTTGTTCTCCTTATTTGGTTTCTCCATTTTAAAACAATCCTCTAGTTTATTTTTATAACCTAAACTATCTATAAACTGTTCACATTTTTTTACATAATCTTTTGATAAATCTTTATTATCATACAAAAAATAATTCAATAGACTATTGTGATTACTTCTTACTGTCATTAATGCTCCTTGTAGCTTACTTGTTTAACTTTACGACTCCAACAAGTACGGCAAGATTTACACTCGCCACCTTGTTTGTAGGCAGGACACTCCTTACCTATTGCTTTCTTATCTTTGTGTACACCTGATGTCCACTTCCAAAACTTTGGTGGTGAACTATCTACTTTGATTGCAGATACACGCAAACATAAATTCTTTGGCACATCTTCTTCTTTTATCTGTGCTACAATATTGTATTCTCTTGTGGCTAACCAGTATTTTATATGTGGTGTTAGCTCACACACTTCAAATATCTTCATCAAATGTGAGTAAGATTGTATATCTCCTGAGTCAAACCACCTGTGAAAATGCCTTGATTTATCTAGGTTTTTGTACTTTTGGGTAATGAGTTCTGCCATATAATCTACCCACTCAGGTTTCTCTATTGCTTTTCTTCTTATCTCGTGTGCATCAAAAACATTTTTAAATGAGTAATGTCCTTTAAGTGCATAACATTTATTACAGATAGTACCTTTTACTTTTGCTAACTTACTACCAGTAATACATTTCTTTGCAGATATACCCCAAGCAAACGCAGGCATTTTGCTAGGGTTTGATAGTGTTCCTATTTCTTTTTCAAGTTGTTTTCTTTTCATATGTCCTCCTCATTTAAAAAATTATAAAAGCCATAATCAGTTAATGAACCTTTATAACCTATTTTGTTTAATGATTCTTGCAACCAATCGATGTTACCTGCCTCCCAGTATTTTTGAAATACTTCTACAAATTTAAATTTAAAACTTTCAGGTAATGGTGGGTAAAAATTACTATCTAAATGTAATTTTAAAGATTGTGATTTATTCATCTTCTTCCTTTGGTTTTTCTTTCATAAAGTCTGGCATTTCTCTGTGTGTATATTTTGCAAATCTTTTTTTATCGTGTGTATAATATTTTCTATATGACTCAATGTAGTCATCACATTTGTATTCATC